GCAGGATCCGGGGAGCCAACAGAGGGCTGGTAGTCGTCGCTCTCGACAAGCGCCTTGATCCCTACCGCGATCTCCTCAGTGACGTGCTGTCCGACGAACTGCTTCCACCACCGTGGTTGGTTCAGTCGGTTCGCGGTCACAGCGATCTGGGTCTCCGTGACCGTGTCCTGGTCCGAGCTCAGGAACGCCTTCGCGGAGCTCGCGAAGTTGGACTTCGAGGCTCCGGGACCGGCCATGACCGCTTTGACCATTTCAGTCAGCGGCTCTGGCCTGTGCTTATTCGTTAGGTTCAGTCGTCTCACGTGCAATCCGATTGCAGGCTAGTTGTCGCCCAGCGTAAACCTTCTACCGGTACCGGACAAGTTCCCAACGCCATTGTTTCGCCGCCCGGCCTGAGAAAGCTCTCGCATGAGACCCTTCATTTCGCGGACGTTCCTAGCCATGGCCTGATCCTCTCGGAGGATCTCAGAGACCTTATTGTGTAGGACCTTCGAGTCCTTCTTCGAGATCTTACCGTGATCCCGACCCTCTTCTCGAAGGAGTTTGGCCAAGTAGCCGGACTCTCCGAGTGCGGCCTTCTCCGACTGCACCTCCGAAGAGCGCTGCTCCTTCACCTTCATGACGTCCGCGTCGGTGAAGCCGAAGACCTCCTTGAGGACCCACTCCAAGGACACGAACTCACGCATGCGGCTGGCGAAGTCAGCACGCGCGTTCGCCACCTCGAGCTGAGCCAGCTCATACACGCCGCTCGGAACCGTGAGGTAGATCTCGTGGTAGACGGTCGCTGGGTCGATCTCCATTGCGGATAGGTGGACCCGCGCAATGTGACGTAGGCCGCGACGTACCTCACGCTGCACCCGGAGGATCGAACGCGCGAACTGCACGTCCACGTTCGAGAGGATCGAGCCTGACTTGTCTGCGTCAGCACCCAGGTACTGCTTCGGGACCTTGAGGGCGGAGTACATCTTCTTGAGGAAGTACTCGACGATCTCCATGGAGTCCCAGGTCGGCTGAGCCAGGGTGTCGATCCTGGTCCGCTCCGCCTCTCTGCTGATCGGAATGTAAATGTTCTCGTCCGGCCCCATGGGGTTGAACCGTAGGTCCACGTTCCCCGTCTGGCTGTTCAGGAACTTCCGCTTCGAGAACTGCTTCTTGACCTCGTTCAGGTAGCGGAACGCCTCACGCGGGGGACGCTGGCCGGTGTCCACGTAGATAGCGAGACGGCCCGGGGCTCTGGTCAGGAAGTGCTGCATGGAGGCCCTCCAGCATGACCAACCGCTTCCAGATCCAGCGAGCGGGCTCCAGCACGGAGTAGCCGTACTTGGTGCCTCGGTTCACCGACTGGAGGCGCATGTGCATGACCTCCCAGTCGTCGTAGAGCACGGTCCCGTCGAACGACCTCTTCCCCGAGTCCATGAGGGACTTGAACTCGTTGGGCTGGATATTCACCGTGCCGGTCTGGTCGTAGTAGAAGCCGAGCAGCCCCTCCGCCGGATCGTCAACACGACGGGTGGCGGCGGGTGAGAGGTACTCCAGTCCGATCACGCCACGGTCGGTGACGAGGAGCTCGTTGTACTCGTTGCCCATTTTGCAGAGCCCGCGGGTCATGGGCCAAATGTGGTCCTTGATCTCGAGGTTCCCGTAGAAGCATTCGTCGAGGAGCTTCTTGACCTGCTCGTCGTCTGCTTCGATCTCTACGGTCCTGCCGTCCTGGATATCCGGCTGGGTTGCGTCGTCAGCCCAAATGTCCAGAACCGAGGCGAGCTCTGGATACTGCTCCATGTGCTCGTAGTCGACGTAACGGGCCAGCAGGCTCTGATCCGTTCGGAGGGCCTCCCCCACTCCCTCGAGACCTGTGCCGGTAGCCATGCCGGCACGAGTAAAGGCCCCGGAGCCGCGCGTTGCGATCCGGGGCCTTCTGGCCTCCCGACGCTCGTCCCGCTTACGCGAGAAGACGGCGTCAATGAAGCTCTGTGCTCTGCCTGAGATTTTTGCCATTGGGGACTACACGTGGCTCGAGGTTAGGGAGACGAAAGTCTACTCCGAGAAGGAGTCGTCGGGGTCTTCGTCTTCGGGCTCAGGCTCAGGCTCAGGCTCAGGAGCAGGTATCTCGACGATCACCTCGACGATCTTCTCGACGATCACCTCGACGATCTTCGGCTCTCCGGCGGACTCAGCCTCCGTGAACGCAGCCTTGCTCTTGAGCTTGGCCGTCGCGCTATGAAGGTGGTCCTCATGCTTGAGGAGCCACGCCTCGTCGAGCTTGACGCGAGCGTTGTAGTTGGGAGCGAGAGCCTGACGGGCCGCGCTCAAGAGGCACTCGGCCTCAGCTTGTGTGAACTGGATCGCCATACTGGCCTCCTGGGTTGGTTAGCTTCAGCCGCCGCTGCTCATGGCCGCGCCACGCATGCTGTGCTTGAGCTGAGAGATCTTCTGTCCGCGAATGATATCGCGGCGGCGGTTGTCGTTCTTCTTCCGCTTCTGACGACGGCCACCGCCGTAGCGCTTCGCCTTGCGGGACGCCTGCTGCTTCTGCTTGTGGCGAAGCTGGGCCTGCATGCCGGGGGTGGTCTTGTCGCCGCTGGAAGCCTGAGCTCGACGACGAAGGGCGGACTTGCTGGCCTCGAGAATGAGGAGCTCAGCGAGGTCTTCGAGAAGATCGGTGATTGAGTGGGTCATGTCCTCATTCCAGGACTCGGCCAGGTCGATCTCCACGGTATCTCCGTGAATCGTAGCCTTCGTGACGAACTTCAGCTTCTTCGCGGCACGAGCGAACTTCTTAGCTGAGGACGCAGTGTCGAATCCCCAAGAGGACCCCTCTTCCGTGTCCTCGCCGCCAAAGTCGCTGGCCAGCTCGTCGAGCTCTGCCCGGATCTTGTAAAGTGAACCCATAGGGACGGCCTCCTTGCCTGGTGGGATTCTAGCGAACAGGCTTCGCCGTGCAATCGGATTGCATGCTACCGAAAAGCACCGGCCCACGTCTTCCCCAAGACGGCGACAGCGATAACCCGCCTACGGTGCTTCTCCGCCTGGTGCTTTGCTCCTTGCCGGCCACTGGTGAGCCTGTCCAGAGAATCCCTATCTACCGCCAGAGTCGTGGCGGATAGAGCCAAACACTGCTGGAAGATAGAGAATCTTGTCGAGGCTTCGGGGACCTCGGGCAGCCCGACCACAATCTGATCCACAACAGACTCGGTCCAGACCGCGTGGGCTTCACGTCCGTAGTCCTCAAGCGTCTTCGACTCCTTGGCCAGGGAGAGCTCGAGCTGCTGGCTGTGGTGCGCCGCCAACAGCTTCGCCCGCCGGATCGCTTCGTACAGCAAGAAGCCCGCCGGGTCTTTCAGCCGACGGGCCTGCTGCTTCTGTTCTTCTGCCCACTCCTCGCCGTCTACTCCGATCACGGACCTGTAGACGTGGTCGAAAAGGGAGCCGGACACGACTACCGACGGACGACGCGACGCCCGCCCCGCTTAGCGGCACGAAGCCTGGATCCTGCCGCCCTCACCGCGGGACGCTTGTTGACGCCCCCAATGGTGGACTGATTTCGGTTCGGTGCAGTAGCACTTGTGCGAAGCCGTGTCCCTCCCGCCGCTCGCCGCGCGGCACCTTGAGTCCTGGCACGAGTACGCGCCTGGGCGAGCTTGCCATGAACGGCACGTCGAGGGCTTATGCCTGCGGCACGAGCCATGCGACCTGCCCCGACGCGTTCGTCGAGGAGGCCGTCAAGCCGCTCAAATAGGCCGGTGACGTTCACGGTTAGCTGCCGGCAATGATCACGTCGAGGGTGATCGGCTCCGCCCCGGTGGTAATGAACAGCGCAGTGATCGCGCCACCGATCACCGTGGGCTTGTCGATCGCGATAGAGGTGCTGGTGTTGTTCTCGAACTTGACCTGCACCACAGGACACGTGTTGACGTCGGGTCCTGGGTTCAGGTAGATCGCCTTGGCGGTGGTCACACCCCCGAAGCTGATCGGCTCGTCGGTCAGGTTCGCGTCAATGATCTGGAGGAGCTGCGTAACCTCCGCGACCGTGATCGACCAGTCGATCTTCTTGGCCGTCTCCTTGTTCTTGCCGGTGCTATCGAAGATAGCGAACTCTCCGGTGAACTTAACGATCTTGCTCATGGGTTAGTCCTCTCCCAGGTAGTCGGTGCCGGAGCCCTCGAACGTCGTAGATTTGACGGCGAGAGCTTCCTTGTTCTTGCGGGCCATGGCTATCACCACGGACTCGTTGAGTTCTAGGGTCCACCAGCAGTGACAGCACCTACGGCACTTCCTGCGGCGACGGACTACATTTCCCCTGAACGGCCAGAAGGCACCGAGCCGGGTCTCGGCGACGCCACAGTCCTCAGATCCACAATGTCCGCAGACTCTGGTTCCGTATTCGTCGCTCACTTTGGACCAAGCCTTCTTCCCTCGTAGCCCAGAGCGTCCAGCTTACGCTTGGCCCTGCCCTGCTCCAACCGTCTCTTGTTCTTGCGCTTCCGAACCTTCCGGGAGCGGAGCTTCTTCTCCATGCCGAAACCGAGTCGCCTACGGGCACGACGGTGAAGGTTCTTCTGGAAACCATGCGACCGACTCACCTGCTGGGTGATTCGGTCAAGGTCCTCTAGTAGCTCTCTCAACGTCATGTGGTGCCTAGCCGTCTCCTCGAAATAGCTACCTCGGCAGTATACACTCTGCCCCCATGAGCCCTACCTTGCCTAGATCCAGGGTGCATTGGCGCGCTGAGACCCTCCTGACCCCCGCCCAACGCGACGCGACCGTTGAGCTCGTCGAGAAGGTCGTCCGTCTCCCTGAGTCTCAGACGTGGGGAAAGGAGCTAGGCCCACACGCGATCTTCACCCGCACTGTGCTCGCTACGGTTCCCGGGGCGGATCACGAGTTCTCCACGGATCACGACCGGGTAGTGATCAAAGTCAGCAAGGGATCGGCGGACGACACCATTGCCTTCCAACAACGAATTATCGAGGAACCTCCCGCCGCCTGGGGGGAGTGCCGGTTCCAGCAGACGCTCCGCGCTGGGCACCTTGACGACGGGTCAGCCTACAAGGTGCTCGACTACGTTCCCGGTGCGACGCTCGAGCCCTATCTAGCGAACCGAGAGACACCCCTGTCTGCTGAGGTGGCCTCGTCGATCCTCCGGCAGCTCTTCGGCGACGTGCTGATCCCGTGGTGGGACGCTGGGTTCCGGTTCGCGGACTTTCGCCAGGCGAACTGGATCTACGAGGAGAGCACCGACACCCTCACCATGATCGACACCGACGGTCTTCGTCCTGGAATGGAGGGAGCCCTGCGCGGAGACCAAGAGGTGCTTCAGTCTCTGGAGTCGATCGCCGTGTCCAGGTTCCCTGGGCTGATCCTCGCTGTAATGACCGCGAGGACGCCTTCACTCACGAAGTCCGTTGCCGGGTCGCGAGTGAAGAACGCCCTCGAGAAGAGCAAGTTCATTGAGCGAATGACTGCCTTGGGTACGCCCAAGGGGTCACGCGTGAAGGTCGAGCAGAGCCTCAAGAAGCTGCTGCTCTGGCTGCGCCTCTAAGGGCTACGCAACCCCGAACGGGTCGGCCAAGAGGTCCTTGGTCTTCCGCTTGGACATGCCGCCGACGCCGACGCTCTTTCCGAGATCCTTGAGAGCCGCGCTGACCGAGAGGGCCCCCGACTTACTCGCCAAAGGAGCCTCGGGCTCGTCACCGAGCTCCCAGAAGTCCAGACTGGTGGTGGTCCGGGCGGGGAACATGTGCTTCTCAGCCCAGCCAGGAACCGTGGACTCCATGCCGAAGTCTTCGCGGATCGCGAAGAACTGGGCCATAACGGCGTAACGAATGTCCTTGCTGACCTTGTAGCGGCGCAGGTAGCCGTTCATGGCCGTCTTGGCCCGCTGGATCGTCTTCGTCACATCGTTGTCGCCGGCCTTGTGCTTCATGATCGCGACGAGCTTCTTCTTGACCGAAGCGCCGCCACGCTTGCCCCCGCCCAGCTCGCTCTGGGTCTGGTCGATCAGCCGCTGCATGGCCTCAACTCGCTGACGAGCTCGCTTCCTCATGACCCGCTTGTTCTGCGACTTCAGGAAGCTCACCTTGGGCCGGTCCTCCATGACGTAGTCGTCGTCCTCGGTGGTGATCTCCATGCCGCCGTCGACCTCGCCGTAGATATCGCCAAGGCTCTCGGCGACTCCCATGGCGACACTCGCGTAGGCCAGAATGTCCTCGCGGGCCTGGTGCCGGTAGTAGGGGTCCTGGCGTTCGACGTTGAGCTCCTCAGCGAGCTGGATCATGAGGCCCTCGAGCTCCGAAGCCGCCTCACGGTCGTTCGGGTTCTGCGAGAGCTCCTCCAGCGCGACGTGGATCGGTTCCAGGGCCTCCTCGTCGAAGAACATGGGCAGGTCCGCCAGAATGTGGCGGACGGACTCGATCTGGCTACGGATAGTCCGCCGTCCTTCGTTGGGCTGTGAGATCTTCTCCATGGTGGGTCGCCCAGCCTGTGGGTTGTAGGAACCCTCGGACAGAAGTCCTCGGAGGTCAGAAACGATACCTCCGAGCTCGTCGTGGTCTTCCAGTTGCACGGTGGCCTTACTCCCTTTGAACCTACTCATAATGATCTCCGCTCGCTTGCGAATGGCGCTAGACCAACGATTGAGTTCAGCGTCAAATTGGTCTCGTGTTTCCAGAACAGCCTTCACCCACTCGCCGAGTTGGCGCTCAGGCATGGCCCCTTGTGTTTTGGTCGCCCTGTCGGCTGCCACGATCAAACGGCCAGCCTCAAGGCTGTGGGTCGCGACCTGGTCGATCAGGTCCTTCGCCACGTCAGGAAGCTGTCCGGCCATAGCCGAAATGCTCTCCAGCAGGCTACGAATGGGGTCGTTAGCGACCCTCTTGTCGTAGGCAGCCTTCTCGGCCCCTCGACGCTTCTTGCCGTATTTGGCAGAGCCGACCGTAGCGTTGAAATCCCGCTTGAACTCCTTGGACCGCTGCCCGCCGTCGGTCATCCACGGCGGGTTGCGATTCATGGCGATCTGCTTGAGCGCCTTCGAGACGTTTCGGAAGTTCTTGTTCGCACCGAAGCCACTCTTCTCGACTTGGTGCGCGAGCTTCAAGAGCCTCTCGGCAGCCTCCCTAGAGAGGTGCTCCTCGCCGAAGGCCGTGTTCGCGATCACAGCCACTTCCGCCTGGAGCTTCTCAGCCTGGCGAAGGTAACGGGTCCGAATGTAGGAGGCGGTCTTCTCCAAGGTCTCGTTGGCGTGACCCAACATGCCTCGTATGGTCCCTCCGAAAACGTAGGGATCCTCCCGACCAGGAGGCCGGCGGGGCTCCTTGGGCTTGGCCTTCTTCTGGTCAGCGAGGTTCTTCTCTCGCTGCTCCGGCGTGACGACAGGCTTCCGACGACGGCCTTCGTGGAGGAGGTTGGTCCGTTCGATCACCTTCTCGTCGAGGTCCACCTCGTCGAACCACTCGATCATGGTGTCGAGTTCGGCCCTTCCGTAGGGCATGTAAGGAGGGTCAACGTGCTTCATAGCTACCGGGCTCCGACTCGTCTGCCGGTGTTCATGGACGAACGTCCTCGAAGCCGGGGCCGGGCCCGAACCCTGCCACGGCTGCCGGTGTTCTTGGCCCGTAGACGGTTGGCCGCACGTCCCGTGCGCTTCGCAACGCTGGGGCTGGTCTGCCTGCCTCGAGCGTTGGACTGAGAACGATTCGCCGAGTTCTTCACCTTCTGCTTGGGAGCGTTCTGACGAAGCTGATCGCGACGACGCGAGGACCGGGCCCCCTTGGCCTGCCACGCCCGACCATAAGCCTTCTTCTTCTCCTTCTTGTGGAACTGCTTGGTCTTCATGCGACCGAGGCGCTTCTTGGCGGCACCACGCTTGCCGACACGCTGATCGACAGCCTTCTTGGCCGCCCGGTAGTCGCCGGCAACCCTCCCGGCTGCCTTCTTGACCCTCCCGGCTGCCTTCTTGAGCGCGCTGAAGATACCCTCGAGGAGTTCTTCCTCACCGAGGCTCTCCGCGTGCTCGATCAGCAACGAGAGGAGAACCTCGTCCTCAAGGAGCTCCTCGTCGTCTTCGTCGAGACCGAACTCAAGAAGGTCCTCGTACAGCGCCGCAACCCCGTCTTCCGTGACGAGGTCATTCAGATCTTCGAGAAGGTCAAGCAGCATGCTGGTCTCCGTGCAATCGGGTTGCATTAGGGCGCAACGAAGAGTTCCGTGGTGCTCATGCGGACCCTGGTGATCCCGCAGTTGTTCGGGCTGTAGATCCCGACCTGGAGCGAGCTACGGGACCGGTTCTGGACGAACAGGTAGTGCCGGTAAGGCACGACCGGGTCGGTGTTGGGGGCCAACGGAGCGATCTCACGCCGTTGCTCTCCGGGCTGGAGCGCCGGTCGGTTCGAGGGTGTGACCTTGTAGAGAGTCAGGCCAGCCGCCGAGACGCCGTTCCACGGGTCGAACAGGAGGAGCTTCGTGGCCGGCGTGCCCCCGTCGAAGATATCGACGACGCCGAGGACCTTGCCGTCAGCGAGGGAAACGATATCCCCGACCACGAGCTCCGTGTCGAACGACGTTCCAGCTCCAACGAGGGTCTGGTCGCCGTTCGCCAGGGTCACCGTGCCTGTCAGCGCGGTAGCCGCCAGGTCGTCGGCTGCCCGGTTGGGACCGTCGCCCGTGGCAATTCGGTAAATGAGCGGCCCGCCGCCCATGTTCTTCAGGTAGACGACGTAATCAGGGTCGACCCGTTCCAGGAACAGAGTGACCGAGACACCTGGGCCGACGATTTGGCTGTGGTCGAAGCTCATGGCTAACCTTGCTGCCGCGCTGCCGCGTTTCTCCGGCGACTACGCTGTGCCCGCTGTGCCCCACCACGATTGGCAGCGTGCTGGGCCACCTTCCGACGCCGAGGATCGACGGCGGTGCCCCTGGATCCGATCACCTTGCCTGCCCCTCGTGCCTGAGCAGCAGCCCTGGCCGGGCTCGGACGCATGGCCCGTGTCCTGGCCGCCCTACGTGCCGCTCCTTGGGAAAGCGGGCGACCTCGCTCAACGAGAACGGCAAGCTCTTCAAGAATCTCGTGAATCATGTGCTCTCCCTACAGGAACGCAGGCATTTCAAAGTCGTCGTCAGGCGTGGTTCCGAACTGACGAGGACTCTCGTCGCCCCAGAGAATACTACCCGAAGCACCTGCCTGCCCGCTAGAAGACCCTTGACTGGCAGAGACAGGTTCGTCCGACGTGACCGGAGGTGGAGGGCTGTATTCAAAGGGAGGGTGCTCGAGCCAGTGGGTGTAGGCGCAGCACGCAGCGTCGGCCACGTCCTTGAACCCGTTCGGTGGGTGGTCCACCCTGTTCGTCTTGTGGTTCTTCTGGAGCTCTCGAAGCTCCTTGAGGAGGGGTGGGTAGTCGTACATCAGGACCCGGCCCTCGTAGATCCCTTGCTTGAATAGCTCGTAGGGTCCTGGGTTGTGGCAGGACCTGATCTCGCACTCGTAGCCCTCACGCTCGAGGGACTGCTTCAGACCGACGTATTGCCAGCGGTCCATGCTGACCGAGCGAATGGGCACGCCGAGCTTGGTGAGCATCATGACCAGGGACACCAGGTTGTCCTGAAGGATCTCGCCGTCACGGGGAGGCACGATCCTCAGGGTCACGTCGAAGCGGACCATGTGGACCTGCTTCTTGAAGACCTGGAGGCCCTCTCGACGCTCTACGATCTTCGCCCCGCAAACATGGCTGACCACGAAGCCGGTGTTGCAACTGTTCAGGCTCGCGTCGATATGGGCGTGCCGACTAGCGTGAGGGCAACAAAGTGGCTTCCTGGCGCTCATGTTGACCAGAGCTCCCCAGATCCCACGGTAGGGGGTTCCACTCTCGTAATCGTAAAGCTGGAACGGGTGAATGAACGCCGGGTCCACCATGGCCTGGAGCTTCTCCCGCTGCGTAATGAACGGCTCCACGACGACCGTGGCGAAGCCGGCGTCGTCACGAATGGCCGACTCAATGTCAGCCTCGAAGTCAGACCTGTAGTCCTCCGGGATCTCGATCACCCGGCAGCCTTCCGGCATGGCCTCGACGTCCTCGCCGACGTGCATGATCCGGGACCTGTGAACCTCGTTGCCGACAAAGACCTTGAACGTCTCCGCGGAGTAGTTCGAGCGGTTCACGTCCCACGTCGAGTATTCCCGGTAGAACACGTGAGGGTCAGACAGAGCCTGGCGGACCCGCTTCTCGGTGAAGTCCTCCTTGGTCCTCTTCGACGAGACGATCACGAGCTTGCCGGGAAGCCGTCCCGCGCTCAGGAAGCGCGACTTCATGCGTCGGATAATGTTGTTGTAGAGGGCCGTTGGCTTGTCGGCTTCACCTTCTACGGTCGCGGAGTTCTTCTCTGAGACCATGAAGTTGGCCTCGTCCATGATCCCGCCGAAGGCGTTGGTTCCGATAATGTTCGACGAGCTAGCGGTGCCCCCAAGGATATGGACGTTCTTCGGGAACGTGATCCCGGCCTGAATGTCCTTGTAGCCCATGCGAATGAAGAACGGGGAGAGCTTCAGCTTGCTGCCAATGCTGTCGAAGACGACCTCCTTGGCCACCTTCTCGTTGATCGACACGTTGACGAAGTGAATCTTCGAGCCCGGTCCGAGACCGTAGGCTTGAGCCGGGTCCCGCAGGCAGAGGCACTCGTAGACCATGCGTATCACGATCAGCGTCGCCAGGTACGTGTTGTGGAGAACGATCCCATTACCCACGAAGTTCTTCGTTGCCGGAACGGACAGATCGTACACAGGCTGAACGCCGGTACTCTCGATCGAATTGACCTGCTCCCAGACCAGATCGTTACTAGACAGCCAGGCGTACTTGCCGGAGTAGGACTCCTCCTCACAGAGCCTCTCGAACTTCTCCCTGGATAGGTTCTGGCTACGCGGACAGCGCCAACGCTTCATGAAGCCGGGCTGTTGCTTCGCGGGAAGCTCGTCCCGGATCTCCTTGAGCTGGTCGTAGGAGACTGGCACCACGTCGGTATTCGGGTTCGACTTGGTGCGGAGGCACTCGTCATATAGAGCGCGGCAGGCGTCTTCCTTGTCCCCCAGGAAGAATCCAACCTCGTCGAAGAACCGCACGATGTTCTTGGAGCCGGTGACCGAGAGGGTCCAGGCGTCGAAGACGTGCTTCCTGCCATCCGGTCCTCGATAGTGCTTCTTCTTGGGGACCTTCCTGGAGAGGACTCCGAGCCGCAAGAGCATGAATCTCAGGTCTTCGATCAGACCGTTGCTGGCGAGGGTGACCTCGACCTTCCTGGGCTGCTTGACGGAGACAGACCCGTCACAGGACAGGAAGCGGTTCAGGAACAATGCAATCTGATTGCACGGGAGACCGTAGAACTGGGCCGGCGCACGCTTGAGCTTGGAGAGGGTGTCCATGCCCCACCTGCGAACGAACGGTCGAAGACCAAGCAGGTTCATTTGCCGGGTCTTCCCTGCCATTCTCGACCAGCCAACACCCGTCTTTCCGACGCTTGAGTCCTCTGGATTACCGACTATCTCTGCGAGACGGACCACCTCCTTCAGGATCGTCACGTCTGCCTTGGTAAAGGTAGTGTGCTGGGTGCAGCCGCCGTCTGCCGCCAAGAAGGCAACAAGAGCCACCTCGTCGTCGGTGATCTCGAGCGGCTTGCTCGGGCCGGGAACCCTGCGCGGGCAGGCCACCAGGTCCTTGATCTTGAGCTGGTCGGCCTCGACCCAGCCCTGCGTCGTGTAGACCTTGTGATCGGTGGACAGCTCGATCTGCTGACCAGCGGCGAGGGTCAACCTGACGCACGGCTTCTGACCTGACTCGAACGCCGTAGCCTGCTGCTCAGAGAACGTCCCAGACGGCTCCAGCATGGACAGCGTTGCGAACCCCTCAGACCGTCGAGTCAGTGCTCCAACGGTCGACCTAGATCCGTCGCAAACCACTTCTGTATCAGGACTTATGCACTTCCCCCACCCGATTGCCCCGCCAAGAATCGCCTCGTGATAGTCCCCGGCGAATAGCTCCTCGAGGTCTCCCATGAGGGTCGGGTAAACGCTGACCGCCTTGCCCATGTAGTAGGGGTTCTCGAAGAACTCCCTGACCGAGACAGGCTCACGCTCGTAGTGGAGCTCGTGGGTGACCTTGAGGAGCTCTGACCTCCCGGTCGTGTCCATTTCCTCGATCGCCGACAGGATCAGCCGCTGCTGAGCCGGGGTCATTCTCCCCCAGTCGTCCTTCAGGCTCTCCTGCACCTCGTCCTTGGTGAGGAAGCTCTGGTAGCGACCGTGGTGATTGTTCCTGATCACGCGAGACGGGCCCTCGCCTTGTGGAGGGAGGTCCACAACCTAGCAACGAGGCGCTCCTGGGGATCGTCTAGGCTCTCCTTGCTGAGAATCTTCACGACCTGGATCGCCCGATCGTAGTGCTTCCGATTTCCGAAGGACTTCTTCTTGGTGTCCACGAGCTCGAGGAGATCAAGAATGTCCTCGGCGTACACGTCACGGATTCCGATAAGCGAGGCGACGAGGAACCGACCGTAAAACTCGATCTGAAACCAAGGGTTCTCCTTGGGCTTCAGATTGAGGTCTAGCTTCTTCGGCTCCTTGAGCTTCACCTACTTCTTGCCTCCGAAATACGCTGTGGCGTGCCCTTCCTCGACAAGGGTCTGGTTGACGTGAACCGAAGGCTGCCCTTCGCGGTCTACGAAGATATCGACGAGCCAGCGGCCGAACTTACCTTGCTTGTCCTTGTGGGTCATGATCTTGATAACTCCGTCGTTGTCACTCTCGAGAAGCTCCTGTAGACGTGCCTTGGCGGCCATGCCTGCCAACCACTCCACGCTCTCCTTCTGGACTCCGTAGGTCTCCGGGGTGTCGATCCCGTAGAGACGAACACGGTCCCGAACGTAGGTGCGGAACCCGAGGTCAATGATCAGGTCGAGGGTGTCCCCGTCCACGATCTTCACGACCTCTGCTCTGTATTCGTAGAGGGACATTCGTTCCGCCTTCTCTGGAGGTTACCTGGTGGGGAGCTCGTCCCGAACGAAGTCGCTCCGAAGGTACTTCCGCATGATCTTGAGTTGCTGCCGTGCTCCGCCGATCCCGCGCTTGCCAGTCTCGTCTTCCAGAGACGCGGTCAGCCACTTGATCGCCTTCTCCGTCGGCACGTAGAGCTTACGCTCCAGGTCCTCGTGCCGCAGGTGGATCCCGCCGTCACAGCAGGTGTCTCCTTCTACGAACTCGTCGTGGAGGACCTCGAGGGTGCCCTTGAGCTTGCCGAGCCGCTCGAGGGCTAGCTCCGGGTTCCGCTCGAAGATCCTCCAGACGTTCTTCACACGTAGGTCAATCGCCCGGAGCTTGTCGTGGTGGACCTTCACGACGCCTTGGCTGTAGTGCTCGAGCAGCACAGGTCGCGCACGATTCATAGACTCCGCCTTCACCAGCTCGAACGGACCGTCGTCTTTCCAAACCTCACGGAGCGCGTCCTCCATGGTCCCTTTCCGCTCTCTGTGTCCCCAGGGCTCCATTTTCCGGTCGAACTCGCTGATCTGAATAGGGTGGGTGCTCTTATTCGGTCTGGAGCTTCGGTGGACGACGTAGTTGTTCACGTTTGCTCGGCTACTCTTGAGCCTCACGTGGACGGTCTTCTTGCCCCGGGCCTTCTTCAGGACCGGCGATAGGTCCTTCGCCATAATGGCCGCCCGCTTCAAGGACCCAAAGTCGAAATCGTCAGTCCAAGGGGACTTCAACCTACCAGCCGCTGCGTGCTCTTCCCCGGCCCTGACGCCGGCCTCGACCCACCTAAGAACCTCCTGCGGGCTGATCTTCCCCGCTTCAAGGTCGTCCTCAAGATCACCGGTAGCGACCCACACGGCTGTGTCGTCGGCCTTAGCGAATACGTCCCAGAACTTCTTAGAGATCTTCGCCTCCGTGAGCATGAGATCGGGAGGGGTGCGGTGCTCGAGCTGCACCTTCCAGATCTTGGGCCGAATGCCTTTGGCCCTCGCGGCCATGAGCCTCGTGTTCCCTCCGATCAGGTAGGGGGGCTTGTCCTTTCTGAAGAGCACCACAGGTGCGGGCATGTTCCCGCCCTTGTCCAGTCCGGCTTCGACCCTGCTGATATCTCGTTCGTACTCCTTGGCCAGGTCGCGGGCCTTCTCGGGCGTGTCCGTCTCCCAGGAGTCGGTGTTCTCCATGCCCTCCCAGTCCTTGTCGGAGAGTTTGGACACGCCCCCCTTCTTGGCAGCGTGCTTGAGCTTCCTGGGGTCCACGCCGAGCTCCTCGGCAGTCCGCTCGATCTCTCCCATTTCGTCGCCGAGATCGGGCTTCCTCCACTTGGGCTGACGTTTGGGCGCAGCTCCCTTCTTGCTGAACGTCCGGCCCCCGGCCTGCGCCTCGCCCCCTTTGGGAATGAACACGGTCCTGCCCTGAATGTTCACGTAGTTGCCGGGATTGCCGGCCTGGTAGTCCGTATCGTCGAACGGACCGGTTTCCATGAGGAGGTGGGGAGGAGTGCGGTGGGTCATAGCTACTCCGGATCCGGTGGGAACTTGGGAACACGAAGGGCCAGACGGAGCTTGTAGGTGGAGGTGGCGATCTCGTCCGTCCACTTGGCGATCACCTTCTTGTTGGTGGCACCGAGAGCGCCGTCGAGAGACTCCATGAGCCCGGTCACGTGATCGAACCTACGACGCTGTCGGCTGTTCACGTCACGGATCTTCTCGGCGTCTCGGAGCTTGAAGCGCTTGGTGAAGTAGCGCCTGCCGATCTTGACGTATTTGAGAGCCGTCTCCTCGTCGTCCGGGTGGATCTCATGAGTGAAGAACGCGTTCACGAGAGCCTCCTTACCGTGCCACGGTTCCCAGTCGGCCATTCGCTCGGCCCCAGCCCCGGGACGCTCCTTCTTTGAGGGACGCTCGCCGAAGGAGTAGAGGTTGAGGAGATCGTCGAGCCGAGCTCGAATGACGACGAGCGCCTTCCTTGCTGCGCTCTTGTCGATCTCCGCCTCCATGAGGAGGTGAGGGGGTGTGCGGTGGGTCATGCCTCGACTCCTTCCACGCTGTCGAACTTCCAACGGAACCACAACGTGGACTCGACGTCCCAGCCGTAGAGGTCAGGCTCCCCCATGGGGACCATTCTGGTGGCGTTCTGTCCGCGTTCCGTCAGGTGCATGGCGTCGTAGTCCTTGCTCATGGCCTCGAAGTCAAGCACCTCCTCACCCACGCGCGTCTGGTGCTGGTACACGGACATGAGCTTCTTCAGGTCGGACAAGGAATCGACGATAGCCACCTTCGCGGCCTTCGGGTGAAGGATCCACGCCTCCCCTCGGGACAGCACCATGGAGGAGCCAGCCCAGGCGCTACCTCCCTCGTGGTAGGTGCTCGTCCAGAGGCCGCCGGTCGGCTTCACGTACCTGTTCTTGACGGGGGTGAACTTGGATCGAGACGGCTTCGCTCCCATGAACAACTGGGCAGGGGCCTTGACCTTCCCGCCCTTGAGTCGGGGAAGCATGCGTCGGTTCTCCGCTTCGCAGCAGAGATCGTGAAGAACACCTAGCAGCCCCTCGATCACAGGACCCCCTATCCAATGTCCGACTGGATCAAGCGCATGGATCGGATCGGTGCCTCGCGGACGATCTGGTAGTCACTCACCCAGCCGGCATTCAGCGTCTGGTGCAGGTACCGGCTGTCGATCACGACTGCCCACAGGTCCCTGGTGCCTGCTCCTTTCAGGTCCACGGCGATTCCTTCGGCGCGGCTCATGGAGCTCGTCAAGAACAGGCCGGACGGCAGCTTCTTCGCGTTCTTGTATTGGCTTCGGTCCCCACTGGGTCGGGCCGTGTAGAGGGTCAGCTTCTTGCCGGGCTTCCGCGAAGAACCTGGGCTCTTCAGTTCTGCAACCAGGCTGAAGTAGTCCTGCTCGAGGGTCTCCTCGCCTGCGGGGAAGAAATCAGTGTCCCTGGCGTCAAGAACGTCCTCAACCGTGTCGTCCCAGAACAAGGTGAACTGTGCGTCGTCGTTGCTCTTGTTCTTAGGCCACAGGCGGACAACGCTGCCGTCTACAGGATCCAGCAGGTCGTCATTGAGCCGACGCCACTTCTCCTCGTCGTGATACGTGTATTGAGGGGTGACTGTGATCTTCGTGCCGCCCCACTCTTCCAGGCGTCGCACGGCCTTCATAACCGTGGCCGCGTTCTTCCGCTGGAGCTTCCTGGTCTTCTTGAGTATCTCCTCGGACTCAGGACCTCCTACCTCGTCCCACCAACCCTCGTTGTCGTCCGGCCAGAGGTTCTCGACGTAGTCCTTCAGGTCCGCTGGATAGGTCCCCAGGTCAAACTCCACCTTGGAGGCTCCCCCCTCGCAGAGATCACCACGGTCCTGTTCCATACGGAGGGCGATAGCCTGCCAGAAGTTCCCCGGCTCAGGCACAGCGTTGCGGTAGGTCGACTCCACGGGTCCTTCCGGGGCGTCAGGATCCTGGTCCAGGAAGTTCTGCTTCAGGAAGAAGTTCCTGCCCTTGTAGGGGACCTCGTTCATGGCCGCTCGGATCAGCTTGTTCCTGCGTGCAGCCACCTTGAGCTCTTCGACAGCCCCGGCTTGATCGGTGCCGCTGAACTCGAAGGTCTTGACGACGCTGCCCTCCCCCTCACCGTCCGGGCCACGCTCGATCACCTTGACCTGAAGCACGACGGGATCGTCCTTCTCAGGAGCAGGGTCGTCTTCAGGCTCGTTCGCTACGGGGTCCGCAGCGGCGGGAGGAGCGCCTGAGGCTGGAGGGGCTGCGCCCTGCTGCGCTCCGGCGTCACGGGCGTCAAGTTCCGCCTCAATGTCGGCTGCATTCATGTTCTCCGCGGCAAGCTCGTCGTCGGAGAGCTTCAGCAGATCCTCGAGCTGTGCGTCAGTGAGCTTGGCAAGCGGGTTCTCCGCCTCGTAGACCTTGCTAGCCTGAATAAGGGCCGAAGGTAGGGAGCGGTGGAGCATGTGCTTCTCCTGGGAACGGGTGCTGGCAGTCTACCGGATCTGGCCCTGCGCCTCACGTAAGGGTTCAGTATCACGGTAGAGAGCCCTAGCGTGCAATCGGGTTGCACAGCGAAGCGCCCGTGCGGGTCACTACCCCAAGGTCTTTACCCTGATCTTCTGGTAGTTCCGGTCGTCCACGAGGTACTTGGAGCCACGCCAGGCGAGGCCGATCCCGCTCTCGCCCGAGAGCAGGTGGAACTGGAGCCTGTAGGGGCAGAACACGTAACCGGCGTCCAGGTGACTCTTGCCGACGCGGGCCACGAGCACCTCCCTGGGGGTCATGGCGGGGACCACGATCACCTTGTGCGAATCCCCCTCTGGGGTGTAGCTGTGTCGCGGGCTCATGACCACCACGTTGCCGGGTCCGTGCATGGTGTCCCGCCAGATCATGGTGGACAGGAACTCGATCTCCTGATCCAGAGGACGGAGGTGGGGCGGGGCTCCTGGGCGCTGGGAAGCCACCAGTAGGTCCTGCCAGACGATCTTGAAGATCTCCTCGAACATGGTCTGGACCATGGAGTCTGCGGCCATTTGGTGAGCCCCGGACTCGTCAGGAAGGGTGCCCTGGTGGACCGTGCCGAGTCGCCGAACAGTAGCCCGAACCTCGTTCGTCAGGACCCGCATGTTCACTTCGCGAACGTCGGTGTCACCAGAGCTTCGCCCCAGGGTCGGAGGGCTGTAGTAGCCGATCGACGCAATGGGGTACCCCTCGAAGGGCTGCACGGAGACCAAGTCGAAAATGGGGCTGCTGTAGAGGAACTTCCCGATCGAACGGAGCAGAACATTCACCCAGTCGTCGCTGAAATACTTCTGAAGTCGGTTCAGGACACCCGGCTGGGGGTTGTCCGTGATCTCGTCGAAGTACTTGCGTTGATTGAGGAGGACACGGGCCACGACCCAGTCCTTGTGCTGATCCTCGCCGAGCTTCTCACACCAGTGGAAGCCTTCGTTCCACATGCCGAGCACGGCGTCGCTTCGGATATCTGCGCTACTGACCACGGGACTACACTCCTTGCGTGGGTTGGGAGGGCAGCTTACCAGCCGAGGGCTGGACCTGATCATTTGCTAGCGGTACCTGCCGTAGCTTCGATCACTGTCGTGCCTGCGGTATTCGGGACGCGCACGCTCCCGGTAACTGGGCACGGACTTCTTGGACTTGTCGGTGAAACCGATCTCGCTGGCCAGCATGTAGGTCAGCTTGTCGGCACCACCTTGGAGCTTGATCCCGATCCTGACGTTCTCGCCTACACGGGCAGGACCCTTGAGCCACATGATCTGACCCACGCCTCCCTTGTGCTTTCCCGAAATGACCTCGACAGAATCGAACTTGGAGATCCTGGGAGGAGGGGGAGCTTCCACAGGTAGGCTGCCTGCGGCGTCGATCAGCTTGTCGGCAGTCCGAAGATCGGCAGAGGTCACGTCCCCTCCGCGCTGCTTGTGGATCTCCATGTTGGTCTTCAACCGCTCGGACACGCCGACGAACTGCCTCGTGTCCAGAATGGGGGAGGACCCACGTAGGACCTTGAGCGCGTATTCCAGGTCATTGAGCTCGCTGAACATATCCCCGGCCAGGAACCAGTCCCGAGCGTTGGTCAACAGGGCGAACTTCTCGATCAGGTCAGCGAGCTCCTCTGGGGTGGGGTTCTTCTTGATCAGAAGCGAGGACGGCCTGGGGGCCTTCTTGACCTTGGGCTCAGGGTCGGCCTCAGGGGCGCCCTTCTTGACCTTGATCTTCCTACAGCGTCCTGTCTTCGGGTCACGCCGGGATCCCGGTGGGCACCGATTCTTCGCCTCCACCAGGAAGGCGAGTTCTTCTAAAACCGTGCGGATAAACGTCATGGTCGCAGAGGTCCTCGTTAGAGCGATCGAAGGACTTCTTTGAGCTCGTCCTTCGCGAGCACTTCTCGGTCACGGAGCAGGTGCTTCGCTGCCAACACGCAACGTAGGGCGTTGTCGAACGTAGGGTTGTCGGGTGAGTCCTCGCTCGCGTCGTTCAGGAGGCTCTCGACCTTGTTGAGCATTTGCACGCTCGACTTCTCCCACTGGGTAGGGGTCGCCTCGTGCAGGTCGCCCTCGAAGACACCGGGGTCGTCGTTCATGTGCCCGTCCTCGAGGGCAGCGCGCACCTTCTTGGGTAGCTGCTTCCAGAACATGCCCTCGTACTTCTTCGCCTCCCTACGACTGATCCCGGCGGCAATGAGCCAGCGCCACTGATCTTCTTCGTCGCTCGTGTCCCAGTTGCGCTGGTGATTGACGCTCGCCTCAGCGAGTAGTGCTGGCTTCGTGCGGTGCATTCGGTGCTCCTGTGCTCGTGACGACCAGTGTAGTGGGGGGAGGGGCCCTCTTGCAATCGGGTTGCAGCGTAGCCGCATGCTCGTGGTGACCCGGTCGGTGCTCGCTACAAGGGGGTGTAGTGGGGGGCGCTTAGCCTCGTGTAAGGGTGCGGAATCCCTGTAGTGGGGCCTAGCGGCCCTCTCGGTCGGGCGAGTGTTCTTCGGTGCGGGTCACTACGCCTGGAAAACGTAGGCTCCCTCGGTCGATCACTCTCTCCTTATGGATCTCGAGGATCAGCCCGCAGATTTCAGCGTTTTCATGCGGGTGTAGTGCGGGGTGTAGTCGTGCCGGAGCGGTGTTGGAGCGCGTACACAGCGACGGCCCAGACGCTCGTTGGATTGTCTGGGCCGCGCTTGCTCTCTGCTACACCTGATCTGGCTCGCTGGGATTTCACCCAGCGCCTACACCCGACCAACCTCAGGGGTTACCCCTGGTCGGCGTCCTTTGGGTTTGACCCCTCAGGCGAGTGCCGTGCTCTACACCACCACCGTATTGAACGGGTGCGAATGCAGCGAGCAATGCCCTTCTCGTCCTTGCTGCGGTCCGGTTACTGCCCGTGAAGGTAGCTGGCCATGCGCCGCAAGAGCTCGTTGAGCCGACTGTGTTCTGCCCACCCCTCTACGCGGCCTTGCGGCAGAGCAGCGGAACGGCTGGTTCACAGCCCCGCGACCACGTCCCCCCAGGAAGGGATCCCTTTTCTGATTCGTTCCTACCTCGCGGCGGTGACTTGTCAGGGCCAGGACCCCTCACTTCAAGACTGAAGCGGCTTCGAGTAGCGGGCTGATCTCGCTCTCCGGGTGGCGGGAGTCACCTCGGTTCGGCTTTCGCCTCGCCTTGGTTGGGCCCGTTCTCCGGTGCGCCTATCGGCTGCTCCCTCGAACAGGCAGGAGTAGATCATGAGCGTTTCTGTCGTTCAAACACAAACTCAAGAATTTCTTCAGGCGGTGCTGTGAGCCTGCAATCCGATTGCAGACAGGGTGCGGCAGGGGGCTCCAGTGTGGGAATGACCCTCACGTAAGGCGTCAGAAGCGTAGCGGAGAAGCTGAGAAGGGAAGGGTGTGAGGGAAGTCGTGCTGTACGAACGGCGTAAGGGTGTCTGCGCTATGGGGTGGAGGTTCTATCCCACCTCACAGCAGCCAGTTGACGAACAGCGCCCAGACCGCAGCGCTGAAGATCATGGAGAGACAGCACCCACAGGAGCGGAGTTCACCCTCATAGGCTCGGGCTGCTGCGAGTCCCCTGGAGGCGGGTGAGTAGGCTGCGGGTGAGTAGGCTGCGAGGGAGGAGGCTCGCTCGTGGTGACACGACAGGTGAATGAGGGAGGGCGGCCTGTCCAGAACGACCCAGTGGTCTGGCCCTGGGTAGACCAGGGAATCGCAGTGTCGGCAGAGACCGAGCGGGAGGTCAGGGATCTCGTGAGCGGGGAGCCTCTCAGAGCTGGGTCTGTTCGGCTGGGAAGGGGGCGAGGGTGGAGTCGGTGCTCCTTCCATATCTGTGCCCTAGCGAATGCCCAATGCTCGAACGATTCCTTGGAGGTACTTCAGCTCCTTCTGGAACTCCTTGGCCCTGTCGAAGAGTTCCAGGGTCGCGGTGTCCCTGGAGCGTGCCGCTGCCTCCATGAGACGAATAGAGGCGGACCACAGCAGGACAAGCCGGAACAGCGTCCTGTGAATCTGTTGTGTGGTGTGGGGTCCCTGCTTCAGGAGCAGGTTATGCCTGATATAGAGCATTCTGGGTTCGCCGAGCAGCAGGCTGTACCCGACCTTGTCGAGGTGGTCCTCGATCTCTTGTGCCAGTCCCTGCGATCTGTCGGCGAGCTCCACCTGGAAATCCATGAGCCCGTCTACTCGTTGAGCCGCAGACAGGTAAGCGATCAGGTCCTCTTCGCTCTTGTCGGCGTCCTTCTTGAGAAGGCGCAGGTCCACGTCTCTTCCCTCGTGCAGTCTCAACAGGCGCGGCGGTGTGCGGTGACTCACGGGAATCTCCTGTCCCTGAGGGCATTCCAGACGTCCTCGACCTCGTGGCCCCAGGTGACCATGCGGTAACTCTCCTTGGGGTCTGGAATGATCTCGGCCAGCGTCATGGCCAGATCGCCCAGGGAGTCGAGCCCCCTCAGGAGAGAGCTCCTGTGACGCTGTGTTCCTGCGCCCTGGAGGAATCTCTCGATCATGGCCAGGATCGTCCTTCCGCCTGTGCCTACGTTGATCTTGGCGCTCTTCTTGTCCCTGCGGTTGTCCCCCCGTCCGTACCCCTGCCAGACATGGTCCGGCCAGTCGTTGACCTTCTTGGGGACGAGCGGGTCCTTGTAGACCTCGGTCACGACCTTCTTGGCCTTGAGGAGATCCTTCTTTAGCTCGGGGTCGATCCTGTCAGTGTCTTGTAGTGCGTGGTCGCGGGCCCTGTCCTCGACCCTGGCCATGTCCCCGAGCTCCCTGTGGAGTCTCGGCAGGTCAGCGTCCTTGATCCTCTGGCCAATGGCGGTCATGGTGATCCGCCACCCCTGCTGCTCTCTGTCCGAGATCTCTGGAACGAAGGCAGTCTCCGCGTCTATCACCTGCCCCATGTAGACAGCAGAGGCGGTTTCACGGAAATCCTGGAGGAGACTCTCTGCCTTCTCGATATCAGGGGTCCCCTTGTCGAGCTCCCTGTCGAGCTCCTTGAGCTGTTCTTCTGCGTAGGCTCGGACCCTGTGCATGTTCTTCTTCGTGCCGGGCCCCAGATAGTTGACGTATCCCTGGTCCACTACGACATCCTTCTCGGGGAGCAAGGTGAGGATCTCCTCCATGTGCTTGCGGGATCTCGCATACCGAAGCTGGATCCTGGTCATGAGCTTCGCTGTGGCGGTGGTGTGCATGCCTAGCTGGAGACGTACACGGTCGAGCTCCTGAGCAGGAGCACCTGAGCGCTCCAGTTCACGTAGCTTGGAGTCCCCTCGGGAGGCTTCGATCAGAATGTGGGGCGGTGCTCTGTGGGTCATGCTTAGGTGTTCCCCACTCCCCCTGCTCGGGCGATCTCCTGGATCTTCCTCAGCTCGGCACGGAGTTTCTTGGACTGGTCGAGCAGGCTCACCGTGGTGTCCCTGCCTTGGTTCAGGGGCAGGGCTCCCTTGAGGAGCAATCGGGCTGCGACCCACAGGTAGTTGATCCTGAACAGCGTCCTGCGCAGCCTATGGGTCGGGTGGACACCTATGGTGGTGAGGGAGCCGAGCCTCTGGAAGAGGAGCCGGGTGTTGGCCACCCCCTCGGGTCGGTCGATCCTGTCGAGGTGATCCTCGATCTCCTGGGCGAGGGCGTTGGTCCTGGCGACGATCTCCTCTTGGAATTTCAGGAGTCCGTCCGCACGGTCTGCGGCAATCAGGTACAGAGCCATGTCCTCGTCGCTCTCGTGTCGGTTCTTCTCTAGGACTCGGAGGTCCCTGTCGCTTTCGCAGAGGTAGGCTGGCGGTGTCCTGTGCATGGCTAATACCCTCTGTGGCCTCTACCGTACGAGCGGTCCTGCTTGGGCTTGCCCTTCCTGCCTGGCCGATCTGGGTCCTCGGCAAGCTCTGACATTGCCTTCTGGATCTCAGGGATCGTTGCCTTGGGGATCTCCAGGAGGTGTGTCCAGATCCAGCCCAGGGTCTCGATCAGCTTCTTGACCTGGTTGGTAGTGGCGCGGCCACCCATTTTGAGCTGGCTGGTCACCTGCTGCGGGAGCTTCACCGCTGCCCTGCGGGTGCCGGCGTGCTCTCGCTCCTCCCAGTTGTTCCTCTGGGCACGGGTAGGGCCGTTACGCCGGGTCGGGCCCTGGGTAGGGACCAACTCCTCGTCCCTGTCAGCCCAGTCCTTCAGCGGAGGAAGGACCTCGTCACGAATCCGCAGCACGAGGTCGTGGAAGGTGTAGTCCCAGCCCGCCTGCTTCTTCATGTGATCCAGGGCCTCCTCGGCCTCCTCGTCACCTTCCGAGGCTCTACGCTCTAGGTCCCGCATTCTGCGGTCCATGCTGCTCTCGTAGAGCAGGTGGGGAGTCAGCCGGTGCATGGGGTCTCTTCCTTCTAGCGGGAGTGCTCTGGGAGGCCCACTAGAGGCTGTTCTTTCTGCGGAAGGCTTTGGCCGCCGCCTGGGCGTTCTTGAACCCCCTCGAGTAGTCGTCAAGGCCGCTCTTGGCTGCCATTTCGGCCTTCGAGAGCTTGATTCGGTAGGCTTCCTTGAGCTTCGTCGGGTCGTAACCGAGCTCGTCGAACTCCTCCATGTCCAGCAGCCCACGGTGGTCGTCCGCGAGCTCTTTGAAGTGGACGAGGGGGGTGGTCGCGCTATCGGGGTACCAGGCCCGCATGTCGGAGAGCTCGGCAAGCCTCCCCTGCTCCTTGTCCTGAGCCTCCTCCAGATCGACGTCGACAACACGGAGCCGGCGCTTGCGGCCTTCAGTGAGGAGCTTACTGGGTGGTGTGCGGTGCTGCATGGCTAGTTCCTGCTGAGATTGTGGGGGGACTCGCTCCAGGTGGAGGCCATGTCCTTGAGCTCCCGTTGGAGGCTCGCCAATCGGGGAAGGATCTTCTTCCGCTCGAGGGAGTCGTACAGGGGAGCAGGTAGGTCCTGGATCTCGGTGGAGATCTCAGCCACGAGACCTCGCAGGCTCAGTGCCATTCGCTTGTAGCGAGGGGAGGCCACCAGGATAGAGCTCATGGGATCGGCGAGCATTCCGGCTGCCTCGGCGGCGCTGTCATAGCGCCGAACCGCAGCACGAACCCCGCCCGTGTCGCCACCGTGCTTGATCTGCTTGGCTGTGCTGCCGGGGATCCGCTTGAGGGTGCCGTGCTTCTTGTCGTGCCGGTCGAGCAGGACCATGACCATGTCCATGACCTTGCCGGAGCTTCGGAGGAGCTGGCGTATGTCGTTGCCGGGCTCGTTGGTCCTGCCCTCCGCCATGTCCTGGTATCCCCGTCGTTGAAGGTGTCCAGTGCCTTCTGGATCGTGTCCTTCGCCGAGACCAGCGACTTCCAGTAGAGACCCCGCTTGTCGGCGATAAGAGCCCGCTGGGCCATTTTCATGGCCCGCTGCACGTCGTCCACCAGGCCCAGGTCCTTGCGCGTCTGCTTCTTCTTGGGGGAGGCCCCCTCATGGATCTCGGAACGTCGGACACGGGCCCCCTTCGTCGAGGCACGATTGGACCTCCTGCGCTTCTTGCCCTCTGCCTCCAGCTTGCGCTCGTATTCCAGCTCTCGCTGCTCTCCACGTGCGGCCCTGCTGCCCTTCAGGTGAGGGGGGTACGGGGGGCTGTCCTCCTTGAGCAGGTGATCCATGGCCATGCGGATCTCCTTCACGATCTTGAGCGGGGATCGCTTGTCCATGGTCCAGACCTGCGGGTTCCTTCCCATGACCTCGAGAGCCAGCTTGACCTTGCCGTCGTTCCTGCCGCTGTCGGTGATCACGAGCCGCGGAAGATCCTGGCCCTTGGCCCGAACGACGACCTCGTGGTCGTTCGACAGCACGTTGTAGTCTCGGCTGACCCGGCTCAGGACCCGATAGATCGTCTTGCCGAGGTCCGTGACGCTCATGTCGCCGGAATCAGATCCGAGCGACTCAGCGAGCTGGCCCCTGGCCGCAGTGGATCCTTGGAGGGGATCGTAGAAGTGGAACTGCATAATGGTGCTCCTGCAATCTGGTTGCACGGATTCTATCAGAGGAGCCGGTACAGCCCGAGGGCCTGATCCTGTGGCGGCAAGATCAGGCCCTTGGAGGGGAACACGACCCTCCAAAGGTAGCAGCGGTATACGACGGAATCCAGAACGAGGGGTTGGAGCTCCTGCTACGCGCTGGGAGGATACCCGTCATGACACTCCTCGAGGCTCTGCTGAAGAACGACGTAGAAGAAGGCCAGGTGGTCGAGGCCGAAGTGCGGCTGGGTCAGGGCCTCTACTGGGAGAGGGCC